ATTCATTGTTCCCAATCATACTTGGTTGAACTTCCCCAAACCAATTAACACCGATTAAGTAGTGCTATATGTATTTCACGTTCTGTGTAGCCTCCCCCATAGCCTTGGAGCCTTCAAGCCAGGTTCACACTGTCCAACCGCAGATAAACGGTATTGTGGGGTCTTCTTTACAAATTAGTCTACTCCGACTTCGGACATTGCTTCGTCAGCATATTCCATTATAGTATCAGTTTCAACAGATTCAGTTGCCGTGACAAACGCATCTCTCAATTTGTCTTCATCAACGTAAGTGTTAATCTCACGACCATCAACATCAATAGACACAATTTCATCAGAATCAAGTGAACCAAACATTTCATCAAAGATATAATCATTAATTTTGTTTGTGTACTCAACTAGGAAGTTTTCAAGTTGTTCTCTTGTGAATGTGAATTCCGTTTCTTTAATACCTGCATCGGTTTTGATTTCATTCAATTGTGATTGGATTTCATTAAGACGCTCAATCAACTCAGCGTTTTGGTTTTTGTTTTTTTTACTCATAATATTCATTTTTGGTATTTTCATTTCTTTTACAAATATACAACAAATTTTTTACTTGGACAAGGTGTAGATGTTATTTTCATCTAAAATAATTTCATCATTCAGTCCAAATTCAATTCCTAAATCTTCCATTAAATTTAGAAAGCTAAGTTCACTCACCATTTTGGTTTTTACTAACTTTTGGTATGCAAAAACAAAGTCAACCAATTCAGGTTCAGAGATAATTCCATTTTCAATTACTTGTATCATATTATTTAATTTTTTACAAATGTATGGATTATTTTACAATAAAACAAATATTTATTACAATATGAGTAAAATTATTAAATTAACTGAATCGGATGTTATTAACTTAATTAAAAAAGTTATTAAAGAACAGAATAAAGACCCGTTTGTCTACGATAAACGTCAATTAACCGCTGATGCCGACTCAACTAAAGTAAATATTCAAGCATATAACCCAAAATCAGGTAAAGTTCAAACAATACCTTCATCTTCACAGAGAGAACAACGTGGTTTATTTATTGGCAATTTACCAAAAATATCTGGTATAATATGGAATGCTAGAAACGCTTCTTGGGGTTCCTCAGTAGCTAAAACTATATTCAATACTAAGGGTTCAACGGATGTATTGGCATATACTTTAATGTCTTGGGTTAGTAAAAATAAAAATTTTGACCATAATATTTTAAAAGCATCAATATCAACTATATTAAGGGAGAGTAAGGGTAGTGCTGGTACTTTTATTCATTATAAAGAAGTTTTAGGATTTTTAGACAATCTAATTAATAATGCAAATCATTCTCAGGGTTATGCTCAAATACAACCAGCTACGGCAAAACAATATAATATTGAAATGTCATCACTCTACACTATGGAGGGTTCTTTTGAAGCAGTCTATAGAATGTTATCTACGAACTATAATGCGGCGAAAAAATACTATAGTGGAGATTTTGTAACTAAGTTTAATAATGGTAAATTAATAAAAGAAAAAGCATTAGGGGATGACGCCGCCCTTCATCTAGCGGTTAGTGCACATAACGCAGGAACTGGAATTTTAGGGAAATGGTGTCAGACAAACATGGAAAATATTGCAAACAAATGTAATATAAAAGAAAGAGACCCATATGATAATGGTAAAATTGCAATTACAGACACATCAAAACCAATTGACAATTATTTTCCAAATAAAGGAGGTTTACATAATTATATACCACAATTTAAAAAATCATTTGATTTATTATCAGAAATTCCAAAATATCTTTAAGGATAATAGTTAAAATTAATCAATTAATAACCGATTGAATTCGTCTTCGGAGTGTAGATAACTATCTAGGTCAACATCTCCATTAATACCTTTAATTGTTCCTTTATGACTATACTGCCATAATACACAATCATAATTATTAAAATTAGGTATTGCCGAATATTTTTCATCAAAATAAATCCATAGTTTATAATCCTTTATTTTACCATCCATTAATACTTTGAAAAATAAAAATTCACTATATACTATTGGTTTTACACCATAGTGTTTCTCTACAAGGTCACACCATTTATTAACCTCATCCATATTTATCCTTCTGTCTTCGACATCAACAATAGGTGGTAAGTCTCCTTTTGATAGAAATACTTGTTCTTTAAAATTTTTAAATTGTTCTTCTGCTGTGGTGTTATAAGAAAAAAAATGATAAGCTCCTCTAACTAACCCGTATCTTTTTGATTTTTTCCAATAATCATTAAACTTTGGGTCTTTATAACTTTTTCCTTCAGTGGCTTTAATTATTATAAATTTAACATTATTTTTTAGATATGACCAATTCAATATTTTATTATGATGGGAAACATCAATACCTTTTATACTTTCAATATCATTTTTTTCTTTTAGATTTGGTTTTAAATCAACAAAACTAAAAAAACAAAGAATTATTATTGATAATAATAATGTGAACAAAAATATTTTATTTTTCATACTGCAAATATATTAATTAATCCACCAAAAATTTTAAAACTTTTTCTTTAACCCCAACTTGTTTGATACCTTCATTTTTTAAAGGTGTATGTGCAAAGTTATCTAATGCCCATTCGTGTTCAAATTCCATTGAGTAGTGAAGTCCAGTCTTTGCCATATTCAAATCATCAATAGCGACCCAATGTGTAACTTCAGGATGTTCTTTTAACCACTCTTGAATTTGAATACTTCTCGTCCCTTCCAAATCCCAATTTCGGTGCCATGTAACTTTTTCCCCGTCAATAACATTGGTTATGAAATCTATTGGTCGTTTGGTGATACCCTGTTTTTCGTAATAATCACCCATCTCTTCAACCGAACACCAAACCCTCCAATCAGAAGATACAACGATTTCCGCTCCGGTTTTTTCCAAGATTTCATTCAATACCTTGATGGCCTTCTTGTCAAAGTTATCAAAACGAGCATCAACAGTCATTGACATAACATCCTGACTCAACTTCTTTCTCTCTTTTTTTTGTTTCTTAAATCGTGACCCCCAATTACCTGATAAACAGATAACTCCATCGTGGTCTAAAAATATAACCTTCATATTATTTCTTTTTTGAGAATTTCTCTCGGTTTGTTTGCTTCTTTTCGGGTGGGTGTTTGTATTTAATCTCAACTGAGATTGGTCCATTTTTGAATTTGGTTAAATCATAAGTCCAGATTGTAACCGCTTCATCATCCTCATAGACTTGTTGGTATTGTTCTTTTTTACTCATAACGGGTACAAATATAAATATTTTTCTCCAATAAACAAATTTTTTATATCTTAGCAAAAAAATAAATATGAAATTCTTCAATGAAAAAAACGCAGGACTTGTTTTATTAGGGTTAGGGTTTTTAACTATTTTAAAATTATCGGGTCAGTACAATATCTCCTGGATATGGGTCCTTAGTCCTTTGTGGATACCGATAGTGTGGAAACTATTATTAGTTTCAATTAGAGGTTCTATTGAATGGTTTTGGAAGTTAATAATGTTACCTATTAAGATTGGTATTTTGTTAGGGATTTTTTATTTAATATTTAAATTAACATTCTAAAATTAAAAACCCCTCACTTGGAGGGATTTATTTTTAACCTTTTACTTCTTCAAAGTCAACATCATTAACTTCTCGGTCTGTTTGTTCGTTTGTTTCATTTGAACCTTCGGAGTATAAGTTTTGTGAAATTCCTTGGAACGTTGAGTTAACTTTATCCATTGAGGTTTTGATTCTCTCAATGTCTTTTGTGGAGTGAGCATCTTTCAATTCCTGTAATGAAGAATTAATTTCAGATTTTTGTTCTTCTGTTAATTTATCTTCAACATCCTTTAAAGATTTTTCAATTTGGAAAATCATTGCGTCGGCCTGGTTAACTATTTCAATCTCCTCTTTAGCTTTCTTATCAGCGTCTGCGTTCATTTCAGCCTCTTGTTTCATTCTCTCAATCTCTTCTTTCGATAGACCAGAGGATGCTTCGATACGGATATTTTGTTGTTTATTAGTACCTTTATCTAATGCCGATACGTTAATAATTCCATTCGCATCAATATCAAAAGTAACTTCAATCTGTGGAACTCCTCTCATTGCGGGTGGGAGACCATCCAAGTGAAAACGTCCAATGGTTCTATTATCTTTTGACATAGCCCTTTCACCTTGCAGTACATGAATTTCAACTGATGGTTGGTTATCAATAGCCGTTGAGAATACTTGTGATTTCTTAGTTGGGATTGTTGTATTGGACTCAATCAACTTTGTAAATACACCTCCCATAGTTTCAATACCAAGTGATAGTGGTGTAACATCCAACAACAACACATCTTTAACATCACCTGCTAATACTCCACCTTGGATTGCCGCACCTAATGCAACCACTTCATCAGGGTTAACACCTTTTGATGGTTCTTTACCGAAGAACTTCTTAACCGCCTCCTGGATTGCTGGAATACGTGTTGAACCTCCAACCAAAATGATTTCATCAATCTCACCAATAGTAAGGTTTGCGTTTGCCATAGCCTTCTTACAAGGTTCAATAGTTCTTTGAATCAAGCTATCGACAAGTTGTTCAAACTTAGCCTTTGACAAAGTTCTGACTAGGTGTTTTGGAACACCATCAACTGGCATAATGTATGGTAAGTTAATCTCAGTAGAAGATGTTGACGATAATTCAATCTTTGCTTTTTCAGCGGCTTCACGTAGACGTTGTAGTGCCATTGGGTCTTTTGATAAATCCAATCCATTCTCATCCTGGAATTCTTTAACTAACCAATCAATGATTGCATTATCGAAGTCATCACCACCTAGGTGTGTATCACCATCGGTTGATAATACTTCAAATACTCCATCGCCAAGTTCTAGGATAGATACGTCGTGAGTTCCACCACCACAGTCAAATACAACAACTTTCATGTCTGAACCTTTCTTGTCAAGTCCATATGCCAATGCTGCAGCCGTTGGTTCGTTAATAATACGTTTAACAGTTAGACCTGCAATCTCACCCGCCTCTTTTGTAGCTTGGCGTTGTGCATCATTAAAGTATGCTGGAACTGTAATTACTGCCTCAGTTACTTCACTACCTAAATAATCTTCAGCAGTTTGTTTCATCTTCTGAAGAACCATTGCTGAAATTTCTTGCGGTGAAAATTTCCGGTCATCAATTTCCACACGAGGTGTATCACCTGTACCCTTAACAACTTTATAAGGAACACGTTTTACTTCACCTTTACTTTCGGTATAAGTTGTTCCCATAAATCTTTTAATTGAATGGATGGTCTTTTCAGGATTAGTAACCGACTGACGTTTTGCAGGGTCACCCACCTTTCTTTCACCATCACTACCAAACCCAATAATTGAGGGTGTAGTTCTTTTACCTTCACTATTAGTGATAACAACTGGCTCAGAGCCTTCCATTACGGCAACACAAGAATTTGTGGTACCTAAATCAATTCCAATTATTTTTCCCATATATTTTATTTTGTTTTTAGTTTATTTATTTCATCACGAACTACAATACAATTTTCAAAATCTTGTTTCTCAATCGATAGTTTTAATTCTTGTTCTAGATTTTTTAATCTTTTATTTTGTAATTCTATTTTTTTTAACTCATCTCTGATTTCGATAGCTCTTTCAAAATTTTCTTTTTCAATAACTTCTTGTAATTCTTTTTCTAAATTATTTTTTTCAATCTCACTTATTGTTTCATCGTTTAAATAAACAACATTTAATTTAATTGAATTGTTGTCAAAAGTCTTACTCAGAATTCTTTTTGTGAAAATTTCTTCAAATTTTTCAAAATCAAAGTTATCAGGATTTTCAAAAATCCTTCTTAAAATTTCATCTAATCGTTTGAATGAATCGGACATAGTTATTTTATTTTAAGTTTATTTTTTAATTTTTTTAACGAAAAGTGTACCATATTTAATTATCTGACTTTTTGTCAGATGTTTCTGACAACCTTTCTTTTTGGTCTAACAAACCTTTACCAAATTTGTCAAATCTATCCCAGTATCTTTCTTTAACATGTTGGTGGATTGGTCTAGGTTTACCATCTTCATCAATTCTAACAAAAATCATTTTTGTTTGTGTTACAGATTCTTGGACTCCAGTATACACACTATGTTTTCTAACATCGATTGATACGGTAATGGAGGTATTACCGAATTCAACTACTTGACCATATATTTTTAATATACTTCCAACCTTAACTGGTTTTTTAAATGTGAGTTCACTAATTTTTAAAGTCACCACTTTTTGAGTATCACATATTTGGGAAACATATGATGCTGCAGCATCGTCTATCAATGATAATATAAGTCCACCAAACATATTATCATGTACTCCAATATCCCCCTTTTTACAAATATATGTAGTTATCAGTTCCATCAGATATCCCAAAAAATTTCACTTTTATTTTTCCTGACTTTGATTGAATAACTATAGTCTTTATTTTTACTAATATTCAACCAAACTCTACACCATAATAAGTCTATTCCAAATTGATAATCTACCTGGTAGTATTTTTTAACATTATTTTTAGTTACCCAGTTGTGTGTGACTTGTCTTGAGGTAAAAAGACCTAACCTACGCTCACCTACGTTTGTGAGATTGTCTTCGAGGATTGATTTGAAGTTAATTGAGATTACTGAACCGAACATTTTCATATTTAAAAAATAGTAAAAATATTCGGTTTTGTAAAACTTCAATCACTTATTTTTTCTAAAGTTTCTATGTGATGTTGGAGATACCAAAGAGCTTTCTTTAAATCTTCAAGTTCTTTTTCTTTGTGTTTTTTGCCGGCTCTTGAGATATACTTCACGGTATTACCCAATGAAAATCCCAAATCCCAAGCATCGATTACTTTAATTGCTTCATATTCATTATTCTTACCAAATTGGTAATGGTCAGGATGATTAACCATTTCTGTCTTATTAACTCCTGATAAATGTTCTAATAACTCTTTTTCCATTTTATTTTGAATTTATGTCAAACTTAATTTCTTCAGTTTCAATGTTGCTACCATCACCTTCCGTCCACTTCATTTTATTTACACCTTCTTCTTCTGACTTATACTCACTTAATAATTCATCTGGTGTCAACATTTTGAATTTTTCTGCAGTCTCATGAGTATCAATATTAATTAACATTTTTGTTTTTATTTCATCAATAGCTTCAGCACTCTTCAAACTTTCCATAATCACCTGTAACACTTTGTATGGATTAGCATTTGATGCTGGTCTTCTATCTTCCAAATATCCTTTCCATTCCTCAGCGGTTGATTTTGGAATTCTTATTGATGCCCCTCTATCACTTACACCCCAACTAAATTTATCAATACTTTGTGTCTCGTACTTTCCGGTCAATCTCAAATGATTATCTGAACCATAATTTTCAATGTGTTTGGTAGTTGATGATTCGAATGAATTAAAAATACTATTAAAGTATTGTTCGCCTCCAATCTCCCTCATTCTTTCATTTGAGAAGTTGGTATGTAGTCCTGAGCCGTTCCACTCACCAAAGATTAATGGTTTTGGGTGTAACTCAATTGACATTCCTTCTTTTTCAGCAATTTTATGAAGAATGTATCTACTAATCCATAAATCATCGGAAGCCTGTAAAGCATCTTTTGCGAAGATTTGATATTCCCATTGTCCGATTGCAACTTCAGCATTGGTCCCCTCAACGTTAATCCCTAATGATAAACAATATTCCAAATGTTTTTCAGAAATGTCTCGTCCGTGAATTTGTCCACCAACACCACAATAATATCTTCCCTGACTTTCAATTTCACCTTTTTCCATTCCAAGAATTGAACCTTTATGTCTTGAGCGAATAAAATATTCTTGCTCAAATCCTACCCATAATTCAGTACCGACGTTTTGTAATTTAACTCTGTCATTTGATGGGTGGGGGTTTCCGTCTTTATCTAATACATCGCAGAACACATAAATTGTTGGTATGGTTTCTTTAATAATTGAGTGTTGGTAAAATCTAACTGGTCTCAAAAAACAATCAGACAAATACCCTTCCGCCTGGTTTGTTGAGCTACCATCAAATCCCCATTGTGGAAAATTGTATTGTTCGTTTTCATTAACGTTAATTACTTTAACTTTACTACGGAGATTTGGTTCTGGAGCATACCCGTCCAACCAAACATATTCTAATTTAAAAATCATTTTCTTTTTATTCTATAATATTTTTTATTTTCATCAGATTCAATGATACCAGATTCAACTAATTTATCCAAATGTTTTTGAGTATTTTCAAGTGTGTCAAATAGAATTGAACTGGCAATATAGTCAATACTTAAAGTATCTCTTAACTTAGAAAGTAATACTTCATTTAAACTTTTGTGTTTCATATAGTGTTTTTTGTTTTTCGGAATCAGCATTAGTAAAATCTCGGTACAGGTTGGAGGATTTGTCATCTAAAAAAACAACAATATCAGAATTAAAAAACATTTTTTTGAACTCGGGATAAGTATGGGTTTTTGCATACTCATTTATTATTTTTTCAGAAAAAAATCTTTTATTTAAACCCATACCACAAATTTAATTAAAAAAAATTTATATTTCAATCTTTTTTAAATTTTGTATACTAAATTTTTGAAAAATGAAGGATAGTAGTTTTCTTTTGAAGAGTGGTAATAGTGTTTCATCTAGAGGGTAATCTTCCGTGGTCATTAATTGAAATATTGGTAATTTCTTAGATTCTTCTAATTCTTTACTACCATAATTTTCTAGTATCTTTATTAATGTTAGTCCCCCTTTTTTACCCTGGTATAGTAGTTTGACGTTAGTTACGTGTTCTGGATTACTAGTATCTATATCGTATTCCCAAAAATTAATGTGATTTTTTTTATCAACAAAATAAAAAAATCCTTCTGTACTATTTGTGTTATTTTTGTTTTTTTTGATAGTAATCGATATAGTCTCATAAAACATAGACCAATAAGATTTAACTATCTGAAAATATTCAAAAAATTTTGCTGATGAGAATTTAAGAATTTCTTGTAACTCGAGATTTTCTTCCTCAGATGTTACGGGAACTGGTTTAACTAAAAGTTCTTTAAGGAGTAACTCGTCATCAGGTGATTTAAACACTTTATTAGTGTATAGTAACGTGTTTTCCTTTATTAATGTGTGTAAGGTTGCTAAATGTAATGACAGCTCAATAAAATGTGGATAAATTTTATTCTCCAAAATAAGATTGTCTATCTTTTGAAAATAAGACATTAAAACATACTTTTTATGTTCCGCGTCTATTGGTTCCTTAAACATCCAATCTGTGGGTAGTATAAAATTTAAATTTTCCATATAACTATTGTGTTCGGAAAATATAGTAAATATCTCCATCAAATTCAACCTCATATTCATTTCCATCGTAAGATGATATAGTGTGACCGAATCCGTCAGCATCAACCATACCTTGGGCCATTTCTCTTTCATCAACAAATTCATTCAACGAAATTCCATAATCTTTCAAAGTCGACACCATATCATAAGCTTTATCACTCAACAATTCTTCAACTTTATCTTCAATTAAATCTTCAGAAACTGTCTTTTCACTATCTTTTAACTCTTCCAATTCTTCATTTAACTCATCGTATTGTTCTTCTGTCAGGTTTTCAGAATCTTCTAACATTACCTCAATTTCATCTATTCTTTTTTGAACTTCCTCACTATATTCAAAATCATCTTCATCAAAAATATGTTCTATATTATCTCTAACATATTCTTCTTCACCATCTCTGAAATAATCTTTAAACTCCTCTTCATCAATATATCTCTCAACAAAGTGTTGGTCCATTTCATTAATACCAACATCATTAATATAATCTTCAGCTCTATTTAAAGCCGTAGTGTTTACCATATCATAATCACCTACCGCATATCTTTCATCACTTTCACTATCTTCAAGTAATATAGAAAATTCTAATAAATCATAATGTCTACCTGTATAATATAGATTATAAACATCAATTCTTTTCTCAATCTCCTCAATTTCTTCAGTTAAAGTTTCTATTTCAGTAACCAAATCATCATTTTCATTGTAACCATCAATACTTTCAATCTCCTCAATTCTATTTCTATATTGTTCTAACTTTTCATCATCTCCAGGTTCTTTTGCAACATAATCACCATAATGATTAATTAAATGTTTAAATAATGCATTTGCACACAACCCAACCATATCTAATTCAGAATTTTCATCCCATTCACCATCTTCCCTTTTTGATTCTTGTTTTGCAACTTTTTCCAAAAATTCTCGTCTTTCTCTCATCTTTCTCATTGGAGTGTCCCAATCTGAAACCCACCCACGACTTCTAATATCAACATTATCTAAGGAAGAAATTTTGGTTCTTGATATATCTAACCCTCCATTAATAACAATCGGACCCAAATCTTTCACAGGTAGTCCTGATAAATCTAATTTTTGGTTAATGACTATTTTTTTACCTCTAAATTTAGGTATGTTATACAATAATCTACCATCATAAGACACCATATTTAAATATTTTTTATATTCATCAGGTGTAAGTACAATTTCATCATCCGATTGTTCTTTAATCAATGAAATTACTTTTTCAACAATTTTACTACTATTAATTCTCATATTGATAAATATTCACCAACAAAGATACTTAATAAAACTTTACAAAAAACAAAAAAGTTAAGATATTTATACATATAAACAGAAAAATAAATAAAACTATGGGATGTGGATGTAAAAACAAACAAGTAGAGCAGGCTCAACAAGCTCAAGCGCCTGTACAAGAAAAAACTAATTCTAACACTGCCAATCAGGTTCAAGAGGCAATCAAAAGTACATTGAGTAAATACTACAATGTAACTAAGAAATAAAAAGTGTTTAGAGGTACTATTAAAGGGAGAATTTTCTCCCTTTTTTTATATTTATGAATATGAATTTACGAGAAGAAAATAGTAACATTTCACGGAAACAAAGATACATTGACCTTATCGAAGAAGTTAATAATGGTAATGAGAAAGTAATCTCTAGAATATTAACACATTTTGGTGAGATGTACAAATTTGTTGTCGGTATGGAAAAACTAGGGTTATTAGAATATTTTGACCCATTTTCAGATTCAATTGGTGATTACCAAAACGAAATTCTTTATGCGTTTTATGAAAATGATAATTCATTTATTTGGAAAATTATTGACAAATATTTGTCTGATGTTACAAAGGAAGGTAATGATTATTATTTAGATGTCAGAGATTTTGGTGATTTAGCAGATTTATTTGACACATACCGGGGTGACATTGGTAAAGGAACAATTAGTGAAATTTTGTCAGGAGATTATATGATGGACTACTGGGGTAGTGTAACTGATGATGTGTTTAGGGATGTCTATGAGGAATTAACACCTGAAAAAAAAGAACGAGTTAATAATAGAATTCGTGAAGAGATAGAGGGTTCAGTATTTGACATCACCCACAAAACACCATCACTATTTGATGATATTGCTGAAGAACAGGGAACTGAAGGTGAAATAAACATAACTAGTGATGTTGTAACTCGTTTATTGGAAGACGAAGAAAGTATTGAATATATAATAAATAACGAAGTAGACGAGTCTAAAAGTGATATGTATATGATTTACGAAGGTTGTTATAGAAATACTTTAGTTGATGAATGGTATGATGATTTATGGGGTGAACTTGTTGGGTATGCGATTGACGATAAGACCCCAAAGTGGTTCACATATAAGAAAGAAACTTGGGATAAAGAAGGTAAAAGAGTTACAAGAGATTATCAAGGTAGTAGATATAAAGTAACAAACTGTCTTCGTGACGTAGCGGTTGAATTCTTAACTGAAAATAAAAATAAAACATATTCTGATAATACTTTTGAGTATTGGGGAAATTATTTAGGACTTCTTGAATGTTTAGTGAGAGATGGTGATAGGGACTCATTACGTGTGCCTCGTTTAGATGACTGGCCTGATTCTGACAAAGTATCAAAGTGTGTTAACGAAAATATTGGTGATTATTTTTAATTAACTGTTTAACCATAATTTTATATTTCATATTTTTTAATATGAAATTATTCCATTTAAATTCAAGATACGGCATAGTTAATCTGATTGCTGATTTAATACTTACAGAACTTAATAAAGTAAAAAATTACAACACAGTTGTTCAGGTAACTGATTGTGGTAATTTTTATGTAATCAATGGTAAAACTGAATCAAAGGAAATCCTTGACTTA